ATTTATTCTCCTGTATATTCTTCTGTAACAAGATACTTTGATGATACAGTCATCACAGCAACTGCGGGTACTCCAGCTTGTGCTGATGTTAAATCTGCAATTGATACTTTATCATTCCTTTGGGTTGATCTTATTACCAAGAATCAAAATGGAACTTATCTGGATGCTGCATACTTAATTGAAAGAAATAAGTATCTAATTGCTGATCAAGCATTACGTGATACATTAGGTCAGTTTCCATTATTCTCACTTGATAACACAAACGAAAGAAAATGTAAAAGAGATCTTGGTATTACGTTAAGTAATCTAGCAAAAGATTTAACATTTGGTGGTAATGAGAATATTGTTATAGCTGCCGAATCTTACTTTACACAAACTGCTTTAACTGGCATTCCAGAAGCACAAAGAGCAGAAACTATCTTTGCATATCAAAGAGCTAAAACATATGCTATCGCAGCAATGCGTAACTGGACTGATGGATCATATGTTGATCTCACTCCAACTAACGCAACATACAATGCTTCTACTGGTGCATTAGAGGTAATCTTCCCTGATCCTCTCATTGCTCCTAATGTAGGAGATAGAATTGCATTTAAAGAAGAAGCAATTGCCTTCCAATGTACATATAACAGTGTTACTGGAACACACTCAAGTCCATTAAAAACTGATGATAATTATGGCAAGAGTCATGCCATCACTAATGTTCAATCTTCTGGTGGTGTCACCACAGTTACTTGTAACGTTGGTAATGCAGGAGCTGCTTCTGGTTCATCACATTCATTTGTAAGTGCAGTAACAGATGGAACTATTATTGTTTACAATCCTACTGTACTAACTTCACCTATTCCAAGATTTGAAGATTGGAATATTCTTCCAGATCCAAATGCAGGCGCTCCAATAGCACAGCATACACCATCAACAGCTACCTATAATCCTGCTAATGGTGATTTCACAATGACTGTGACAGGTCATAGTGTTACTACAAGTAATAGTATTAGTCTTTCTCCAGAATCATTCACATTTACATGTGCAATGGACGGTAATGCCACTGAGCATAGTTTACCTCAATCTGGTCAAACTGCATATGGCAATGCTCTGGCAGTAACATCAACATCTGCAGATACATTTACAATTAATGTTGGCGTATCTGGTCCTGATCAACAGTGGACTCCAAGTGATGCAACTTATGATCCTGCTACAGGTGCTCTGGTTCTAACTATTGGTACTGGTCATGGACTTAGTATTGGTGAAGGTGTTGTACTTGATACTGATAGTCTATCGTTCACATGTACGATGGATGGAAATACTGCTACTAAAACATATCCAAGAGCAGGTCATGACCCATACGCATTGAGATCTATACCTATCGATAGTGTAAGTGATACAACTATTACATTAAACGTAGGTGTATCTCCTGCAAATAAATTACTTACTGCACAAACAGGAACTACCTACAATGCATCTACTGGTGAATTAGTTCTAGAACTTGGAACTCAGCATGGTCTTGATGTTAATAAAGGAATTGTAATTCTAGATAATTCTCTAGCATTTACATGTGACTATAATGGTGATGGTAATACAACTGTAGAAACATATCCAAGACCATCTGACCCCGCTTCAGGTGCATCTTTAAATATCACAGCAGTTTCTTCTAGTCAACATACAGCTACCAATGCTGTCTACACAGCATCTAGTGGAAAGTTAGTTATAACAAGTGCTGGACATAATTTTGCAAATGGAGATTATGTAAAAATTGCTAACGATAGTCTAACTTTTACTTGTGATCTGGATGGAAATTCAGTAAACAAAACATATCCTCGTGCCAACTATGATAAGTTGAGTAACAAATGGGTACAAATTAGTAATGTAACTACCGATACTTTTGAAATTAATACTGGTCTTTCCTCTTACACAGGCACACATGCTTTTGTAAGTGCATTAGCTAATGGTATCGAGAGACAAACTGGAACTGTTACAGTTAACGTAGGAGCTGGTGGTGCTGCTTCTGGTGAAGCACATACTTTTGTAAGTGGTGCTGCAGGATCAATTACTCAGATTTCACAATCTGCACATACATTCGTAACTGCTGCAACTAATTGCCTCAAGCATTTACCACAATCTGCACATACATTTGTTAGAACAACTAACAACTCTGTACTTGTATACAGCACGGGACAAACTTCACAATGTTCTAACGTTGCTTCTTCCATCAATACATCTATGGATCTTTTTGAAGATATCTTAGATGGAACAGTTCTTTCTGGTGCTACATCTAGAACTAGCAATTCTCTATATGATACTTCACAAATTATTTCGTATCCAGATAACTTTGTTTCTGATGCTAATAACAACAGACTAGCAATTCGTGGTGATTACGATGACTATCCAATTATCGAGGCATCTCCATACACCCAGAACGCATCTGTTATCTCCTTCCTAGGTGGTGGCGGTGCTGAGGTTGATGGTGCCAAGGTTAAACAACCCAACTGCCCATTCCCTGGTCTTGAGTTAGACGGAACAGCATCCTTCCCCAATCAGGGTAAGTCGATGGTTGCATCTGCATTCACGATTGTATCTTTTGGTGGTACAGGATATAAGGTTATCAACGATGGTTATACTCAGTTAGTTTCTGTCTTCGTTATCTTCTGTGCTGATGGTGTTCTTGCTGAATCTGGTGGTTACTGCTCAATCACTAACTCTGCTACCAACTTTGGTACATTTGCATTAAGAGGTATAGGTTTCCGTAAGGACCCATATGCATTTGATATTGCAACGATTTCAAATGTTTCTTCTACTCCTACTGGTAGAACTATCCTAACACTTAGTGGACTTGGTAGAGAACCATTAGAGCATTATGTTGTTAAGATTGATGGATATAGAAACACTAATGTAGATATTGAATACTTTGTTGATGTTGTAGCTGGAGTTACAGTTGGTCCTCCTTTCTCTGCACAATTAACTATTGATGATGGCACAGGTGGTGCCATGGATCTTACAGATATAGCAACTGGTCAGGCAGTATCTACCAGTATTCTGTCTGGTAAAACAATTAACTTACACAGACCATCGATTGTTAACTCTTCTTCTCATACGTGGGAATTTGCGGGTTCAGGAACTAACTACCTAGCTCTTCCTGAGAACGGTGGTACTAAAGTCGAAGCATACGAACAGGTATCTGAAAACTACGGTCGTGTATATGTTTCTGGTACTGATGAACTTGGTGACTTTAAGGTTGGTACTTTCGCTAGAATCGAAAACAGAACTGGTAACATTACCTTCACTGGTACGGTTACGATCTCTGAAGTTGAATTCTTGAAACTGAAAGGTGGTGACGTTGTTGTTACTGGTTTTGACGCATCCAACACACTTGGTGGTGCTAACTCTAGTGATTCTAAACTACCTACACAAAAGGCAGTTAAAGATTATATCACTAATGCTTTAGGACCTTACATCAACAAACCATATTCTACGAACGCTGTTCCTAGAGCATTGGTTGAACTTACTGATTCTGGTAAGATCTCTATTGATCAGATTCCAGCACTCAGACCATTCAGTGTCTTCACTGTTGCAAACCAAACAGAAAGAACTGCACTAGAAGGAGCACTTGCTGGTGACATTGCAATTCAACAGGATACATCAACATCATTCATTCTAAACAATGATAATGATAGTCTGTTCCTTGGATTTAACCCAGATCCTGCTTTAACATTCACCATCGGTGACATCCTTACTGGTAGTTTAACTACTGGACGCATTCAATCAACTGAATATAGAAAAGGTGTTGTATTCCAAATTAATATTAGTAACGGTGGTTCTGGATATACTGTTGCTCCTGTAGTTACATTTGCTGGTGGTAACCCAGAAGCTGGTGCAGTTTCTGCAGCTGCTACTTGTACTATTGCTAATGGTCAAGTTGTTACTGTTACTATTAATGACTTTGGTGGATTCCGAGGTGGTAAAGGATATACTACTGCTCCTAATATTACATTTGCTGCTCCTACTGGAGCTGGTACACAAGCACAAGGTAATGCTCTAATTGAGAGCAGAATATATGGTGATATCGTCAACAACATTAAGATAGAAGATACTGATACTGTTGATGATAGTACATCACCTACTGCTAATACAGTTAACATTACTAGAGTTGTAAATACATCTTCCTTCGATGCTAACAACTGGGTATCACTATCTTCCAATCAGATTGCTGCTTCCGATATTACATCTGGTGTTATTGAAACAGACAGACTTGCTGTTGGTGGATCTGCAAACTCCTTCACATTCTTAAGAGGTGATTCTAGCTTTGCACTAGCAATGCAGTCACTCAAAGGTGCAGAAAGCAGGTACTTTGCAAGATTGGCATCTCAGTGTACTACAGGATCATCTCAGATGATCTTTACTACAAACTCTGATGTTCTTATTGGTCATGAAGTTAAGAATACTGTAAGTGGTATTCAGACTAATACAAACATTACTGGTGTTATTACCGCAGCAGGTCTAACTACGATCTCTCTAAACAACCCAGTCAATGCAACAATTCCTCTCGGAACAATTATTGAGTTTGAGCGTGGTGCATCTCCTCTATCATTTGAATCAACATTCACTCAAGGTGGATTTGTTGATGATGTTATTATTTCTAACGCTGGTTCTGGTTACACCAACGGTCAATACTTTGATGTTTCGCTAACAGGTGGAACAGGAACTGGACTCAAGGTTAATATTGTTGTTGCTGGTAACGTTGTAACAGAAATTACTGTTACTGATGGTGGTACTGGATATAGTTCAGACTTTACTGTAACCTCTGCTCCTGGTGTCATTGGTGCTGGATCCTCTCTTGTACTAGAATCAAAAGTTTCTACGGTCAACAGACAGTATGCAAACGTATCTATTGACGTTCAGAGAGTTACTGATCTTACAATTTCTGCTGACCTTTACGGTACAATTGGTGTTTCTAGATATAAGAAATCACAATTCAATCTTGGTCAGGCAGGAAATGGATCTGTTGAACTTAAGACTGGTGCAGATAGTGGACTTGATGCTGACTTACTAGACGGTGTACAAGGTACATTCTATCTAAATGCTAGTAACATGAGTGCTGGTACTCTATCTTCTGATAGATTAGCTGGAACTTACAACATCGCAATTTCTGGTACAGCAGGTAACACGATTCGTGTTCTTACAGGTACTAACAACCCGTCCTCTTCTCCTGCTCCTAACAACTTCAGTTCTGGTATTGTTGCTAACACAATCTTCAATAGTGCTAATGGACTAACTGATGGTGGCACCAGAAACATGACTGTAACCTTCAGAAATGGTGGTTCTGGTTTCGATGCTGGATTTGGTGGTGTAAGACAACTTGCATTCACGGATAATGATAACATGTATCTCCGTGGATCTGGAACTGGTGTTGGATCTTTCGGTACATGGGCGAAGGTATGGACATCATTGAATGATGGTCTTGACTCTGGTCTTGACGCTGACAGACTTGACAATAGACAGGGCACTTGGTATCAAAATGCTCTAAACATTAATGAAGGAACTTTATCTGATAATAGACTTCCTAGATTCATTAGTGCAACTAACTTTAGAGATAACGTAAGTGTTAAAGGATTCCTTGGTGATCCTAAGTTCAGAATTTACTTCTCTGGAGTTATCCTCGACACATCTGCAACGGGAGTATTTGCTGCAGGTAATCCAATCAACTTGTATAACGCCAACGCACAAGCTGTTGGTAGTTTTGTTATTGATAGTGTTGTAACTAACGATGATACAGCAGATAACTTTAACGACTTTACGATTCTAATTGGTAGACTCAACTCTGGTAACTTTGTTGGTGCTCTTACTGCTGGTAGTGCATCTAACAGACAACCATTTGATGACTTTACTCTAGAAGATGGTAATACAGTAGACGTTGGTAAGATTGTTAATAACTCTGGATCTGGTGAACTAAGACTTGGAAGAACTGATGGTCAATCATCTAGTCCTGCAATTTACTTTAGATCTTCTCAGTTAGTATCGGCAACTCCAGATGATCACTATACTGCTAAATTTGAAGCAGCTGGTGGTAATGCTAGTTTAGGATCTGGTACTTTAGCATTGACAGTTCTAAATGCTGATGCATTTACTATCAATGGTCAGAAAGCATGGAACGAAGGTAACATTCAATTTAGTAGTGCTAACCTTGGTAGTTATGCAGTACAACGTGATTCTGCTGGTAACTTCTCCGCTGGAACAATTACCGCATCTCTAACTGGTGCTGCATCACTCAACGTTCTGAAGACTGGTGATACCATGACTGGTTCGCTTGTCCTAACTGGTGCAGGTTCTAACCTCACTGTTAGTGGAACAGCAACTGTTAACAATACAACAACATTAACTGCTGATCTTAACGTTGATAACTATACATTATTCGTTGACTCTTCTGAGAATAAGATCGGTATTGGCGAGACTGTATTTACTAACCGTGCTGGTGAGTCATACGTTAAGTTGAGAATTAGACCTTCTAACTTTAACAGTTATGGTACTGTTCATGGAATGGACATTGCTCAGTTTAATGGTAACTGGGTAGATGGTTCTAGTGGTGCTGATTCTCAGTTTGGTCTTGCACTCACTTATAACGATACTGTAAGAGGTGGTCTACTTTATGACCATAGAGGCAGTGAGAGAATGGCACTTTGGTCTTCTTATGGACGCATTGCGTTCATGGTTGATCCTGGCAGAAGTGGTAACGAGGTTCCACTAACTGTTGGAACTGAGGCAATGACCATTGATTATAATGGATCAGTTGGTATTTCAACTTCAACTCCAAGTTCTAGCTTTAAGTTAGATGTTAATGGTACATCCAGATTTAGAAATTATGTTACGTTAGATTCCGCTAATGATAACTCTGGTGCTGGTATGTACTTCTTAGGTTCCTCCAGTCAGAAAAACTTCAGAATTGGTAACCAGATTGGACATAGTGATGCATTTGAAATTACTGCATCAACTGCTGGTGGTGGACAATCTTGGAATGGAACTCCTGCATTCTTGGTTAAGGGTGACAATAGAATTGCAATTAACACTAATGCAACTTCTGGAACCGACCCAACTAATAACCAGAGTAGAAACTATCAATTAAATGTTCAAGGTGATATTAACTTGAATGGTCAGTTCTTCCAGAACAACCAAGAGTTTGTAACATCTAGATGGACAGAAGCTTCTAACGGCAATGACATCTATAGATTGTCCAAAGTTGGTGTTAAGAAACAAGATCCTACATACGACTTACATGTCCTTGGATCTACAAACATCGAAGGTCAAACTTTCGTTAACCAAGCAAACACCAGCGTTCTTTACGCTAACGGCGTAAGGCAATGGATCGACTCCTACGGTATCTTCAAAGCAAACAGTCAAGTTGTTGCTGAGAACATTACTGTTCCTAATGGAACAAACTGTGGTAGTTTTGGTCCTATCACTATAAATAACAATATTGTGATCACAGTTGCTGATGGCGGTAGCTGGAACATCGTCTAAATAGTAAAGGTAGGAGATCCTATTATCCATGGCATCAGAATTAAGAGTAGATCAACTTAAATATACCGCCGCAGGTAGTTCAACCAATCCCAACATTTCGTTGAATACGGATGGTTCATGTACCTTCGGTGGTAATATTGATATTGGCAGTAATAGTTTGCTTGTAAATGGTGCGCCATTTTCAACTTTACCAGAGCAATTTCCTGCAAGTGCTGGTGATTCAAGCACCGTTGGAGCCACACTGAAATCAGATGGTACTAACGCTTATTGGGAAAACATTGTTGAGTTTGCCGAAGGTTTTAATATTACTAGAGGATATCCAGCAGCAGGTTACCGAGGTGGTGCTGCATGGAGAAACATCAACCGTTGTACACATGCTACGTTTAGTAACGCTAACATTGGCGACAGAATTGATCAGTCTGACGCATACACAGCAGGTGCTCAAAACTCTGCTATGAGAGCATATGTTTTCTGCACAGCAAACGGTTGGAACAATACTGGTAACTATGTTTCTAGTTTCAGCATGGTCACTGAGTCCAATGCTGGTGCTGCAACATCGATGCAGACTTCAAGAAACAGAACTTCTGTTATGAAGAGAGACTTTAAGTATGCATATGTTTGTGGAAACAATAACAACAATCCAGACAGATATGACCTAACCAATGACGCTGTATCAACTGTTAGTGGTGGTGGATCTACTGGTGGTGATAACCCTGCATGTGGTTATGGCGAAACTAAAGGTTGGTATAAGCAAGGTGGTAATGGATACAGCTTTGACTGGTCAACTCAATCGTGGTCTGGTTGGAGTTCTGCTCCTGGCACTGATGGAACTAACAAGACTTGGAACTCACGTCTTAATTTCTCTTATTGGAACACTGCAGGTGGTTACCAAACCAACGCTGCACTTTCAAGAAGAGATGACACTACTGGTTCTAACCTAGGATCTGTTAGTAAACCAGCAACTACTGGTGAAGAAACATTCCATACGGGAATGACACATGGATTTATGAACGGTATGTATGATGGTGGTCAGAACAATACTGGTGGTCAAGTAAGTTTCTCCACACACTCATTTGGATTAAATGGCAGTCTCAACTCTCAGGGAACACCTGGTAGAGCATCGGGTGCTGCTATTGAATATGGTACACTAGCTAGCGGTTACACAGGAGTATAAGCATGACAAAAAGATATTTCGTTGGTAAACTCCCCGATCTAACAAAATTACTTACATACCAACCAATCAACTCTGTTCTTGATTGGTATGTTTTCTCGTTGGATTCTGAAGACGTAAATGGTATAAATTCTTTATCAGACAGATTTGTCGAGATGGATAAAGAGATGGCAGTATTTGGTATGAGAAGTCTTGGTGATATTCGTTCTACCATTAAAGTTCCTGCTGATGATTTAAAAAATGAGGCAGATTTTGATAATCTATCTTATGCTGATATGGCACCTGAAGGACCTAAAGTAGCAGTTCCTGTCACACAAAAGAGATATGATACTATTCTAAGAACTATGAAGTTCCTAGCAAAGTTAATTGTAGAACAAACTTTTGAACAAAGGTTCTTAGCTTTAGACGAAGGTGTTTCTGCACTAGAGAAAAAGACATGGGAATATCAAAATGACGATGTAGATAATAATAATGATTACATCATCAGAGAATTGTCAGTAGCAAAGGGTGTAGCTCCAGTTGATTTAAAAACAAAAATTCAAGAAAAAAGAAATGCTTACAACAGAAATGTAAAAGCACTCTACATTAAGTCTTCAGAAATTAAAAAAGAGTTCTCAGATTGCGATACAATTAGGAAGATAAATAGGTTATATGAGAACTACCTTGGTCTTCCAATGCCAGAACAACAGGCAAAAGAAGAAAATAAATACACCCAAAACGAACAGGGTGTTTTAATTAGAGATGAGGTAATTCCTGGTATCAAGTTCTAATCATTATTTTTTGATTTATTATGGGTGTAATTACAGATAAAGAAATTAGAGATATTGCTGTAAGAGTATCTCTTGGTATGTCGAAGAATCAAATTTTAGACTATGTGATCAAATCACATGTCACAGAAGATCGACAACTAAAACAAGTTTTGTTAGAGATCGAGAATCGATCACATCAATATGAAAAAATGCTCCTCGATGAAAAGAAGGGAGATATTCGTTTGCGTCGTGATAAAGCTTTACTAGAGAAACTCCAAGCAGAAGATGGAGATGAGTTTGATATTGAATTTGCTGCAGCTGAAGTTGAGTTTGCTGAACTCGATAAAGAAATGTGGAATAGAAGAAAGGGTCAAGCAGAATATGAACTTCAAGTTTTCATAGATTATATTAAAGACAAAGGTCTAACAAAACAAGATCTATTGGATTCAGTTGAATGGGATGAAGAAGATGAAAGAAAGTATTGGATTGCAAGACTTGGTAAACAAGCTGCTTTAGATATTATGGCAAATGGTAGAGTCGGTATTGGCAACATGGATTCTATTGCTATGATGAAAGAAGAAGATCAAGTTGGTATTCTTGATGTTGCATCTCAGTATGCTTGTTTGATGAAGATCTCTATGGATAAGATTCAAGGAAGAACAGAGAAGTATTTTCAAGCATATGCAGAATCTCCTGACGTTCAAGTTCCTACATTCCATGGTGTAGAACACAACCTTAACATCCCTCTCCTAGATCAAATCCGTGACCAACTCAATGACAAGCGTCTTCAGTCTGCCGATCAACCCGAAGATCAATAAAAAATTTGCTGAGGAGACTTTTATACCATTCCTCATTGAGCATAAACATTTAATTTACGATCTATATTTTACCTGTCGTATTCCTCCTTTTAATCAGGATGCGATGGGTGATATTTTTGTAGTTGATCCTGTTAGTGGAACTACAAGAAATGCATTGTTTATTTCTCAAGAGACAGGTATTCCTTTGTCTGCCACATTTAATAACATGTGGATTAGACCAGATCAAAAAAATCTAGATCTGTGGATAGAAAATTTTAAACCTTTGTATGATAAGGGTGTTCGTATTGTAACTCTACCTCATACATCATGGGTTTCTTCAGGACAAATTCAAAGAGAATTTCCTGAACTGTTTATCAAAAACACAATCCTTAGAGAAGTCACAAAAGCAAATGAAATTGTTGCTTGTGCTAGAGCAGGATTTCACTATGTAAATCTTGATAGAGATTTAATGAGAGATAAAGATGCTCTCAATAGAGTTATCGAAGCAAAAGAATATTGTGCATCTATTGATAAACCAGTAAAACTATCATTGCTAGCTAATGAAAATTGCTGGGGTGGTTGTCCTATTATGCCAGAGCATTATCAATACAATGCCACAAGAGATGATAGTCCTCAATATTTTAATTCTGAAATCAGTAGAGTATCTTGTTCTACTTGGGATGTAACAGAATCATCAGCATCTCTTAAAGCAGCAAACATTCCGCCATGGAGAGAAGACTGGCAAGAGTTTCTTGATCTAGGTATTGATGTATTTAAAATGCATGGTAGAGAAAGTGCTATCAGATTAATGGAGTCTATGGACATCATTAAAAAATGGAATGATGGTGATGAAATTCTCTTCCCACGTATGAATGTATACATGGAAGATCTTAATATGAAAGATCGTCCCATTGATATATGGAGAGATAAAATTAAAAATTGTAAGTTTGATTGCTGGGAATGTAATTATTGCGATACAGTTGTTGAAGCACATCTTAAAAAACAAGAGAGAGTATGTCACCCATTTGTAACCAGATGTTTAGACTCTATTGATAAAGCTATTGAAGGGAAGTCAAAATTTGATCACGACATTCAGGGTCTAACTTCTGATAAGGTAAGGCACTTCCTCAACAATCTATGTTCTTACGAGGATACAAAGTATCTAGAAATTGGTGTGTTTAATGGCAGCACATTCTGTGCAGCAATTCAAGGTAATGATATTACTGCTTATGCAGCAGATCATTGGCGTGATGTAGATATCAAACCAATCAGAGAAGACATTCCATGGGATGATGAAGAAGGATCTATTGAAACTTTCATTGAGAATGTAAAATCTGTATGGACAGACAACAGCAACATTGCAATTTTAAATGGTGATATCCGTGAAGCTACAGAAGAAAATTTAGATAAAAAAGTAAATACTATTTTTTATGACGCAGATCATGAATTGAATGTACAGAGAAGTTGTTTAAATCACATTCTTCAATATACAGAGAATGAATTTATATTAGTGGTTGATGATGCAAACCTTGATGGTGTATTAACATCGACAAAAGATTTTATTGAAGAGAATAAGATTACAGTTTTGTATGAAAGAAGTATTCTTACTGGTGAAATTGAAGATACAAATTCTTGGTGGAATGGAATAAACATTTTTGTATTAAAAAAATAATGAATTTAATTGATATTTTTCCTAAAGTTATTGGTAGAGAACTTTACCCAAATAGTGATGTTGTAAAGAAAGAAATTATCGACATGATGACAGGTGAAAATATGATCACTAATGCAATGGATAACAACCTACATCATTACGACAATACATCTGGTAGATCATTTCTACACAGAAAAGAAATGTCAGAATTTAAACAGTGGTTAGAAGATCAATGTACTTCTTTTGTTGCTGATGATTTGGGATATGATCTTCCTGAGAGAATGATTATTACTGATAGCTGGTTAAATTTATGTGATACTGGTGGAAGTCAGTATCCACATTTTCATACTAATGCATTTATATCTGGAACATATTATGTTTGTCATGAAGAAGGACATGCACCATTATTTTTCAGACATCCAGATGGTTCTACTCATTCACAAGCACCATCAATTTCATTGCTACCAGACATGAATAAGCTAGGGAAATATAACTGTGATGTTATCATGCACCCTTCTGAAGGAGAGGTGATGCTATGGCAATCTAATCTTACCCATGGTTATTCTGATAACAGAAAAGATGGTAGAGTTTCTATCTCTATGAATTTCATGCCTTCATTAATTGTTGATGATAAGTATTCATATAGGGTTTCTCCAACATGATAAATACAGTATACAATATCATATTTGATAATAATGACCATGGATCCCGAACAACTCAAAAAGAATTTTGAAGAACAAATTGCTACTACTGTAAAGCAAATTGGCGAACTGGAAACAAACTTAGCGAAAGCAAAAGAATATAAAATTAAACTAGAAGGTGGTCTAGAGACTATTGGATTACTTTCTGGAGAGGGACAGGAAGAACCTACAGAACCTCCTACTGAAGCATCACCTGCAAGCATCGAACCTTCCTAAATAGGAACGAAGGGATTTTTTGTGTGTAATGGCATCTCCAAACTCAAGAGCTGATCTCATCACATATTGCAAGAGGCAATTGGGTGAACCTGTATTGCAGGTTAATGTTGATGACGAACAGGTAAATAATGTAATTGATGATACCGTTCAGTTTTTTCAAGAGAACTGTTACAACGGTATGGAGCGTGCTTTTTTATATCACGAATTAACTGAAGACGATAAAACTAGGTTTGCAGCTAGTGTATCCACAACCAAAACAGATGGGGCCGATACTGTAACTTGGAAAGAGACTACAAATTATATACCTATACCATCCCATGTAACTGGTATTAGTAAAGTATTTGGTCTTGTCAGTAACTCAATCCGTTCAAATCTATTTGGTATTGAGTATCAAATGTTCCTGAATGATCTCTATGCATTTGGATCACTTGATATCCTCAACTATTATATGACTAAGCAATATCTAGAAACTCTAGATATGGTTCTAAACAATGGAAGTTTCCAGCAGTTTAGATTCACAGCACGTCGTGATCGTCTTTATATGGATCTAGATAAGGATTTCTTGAAAAAAGAATCTAATATCCTTATTGAATGTCATCGCATGATTGACCCCAATGATGCTACTGAGATGTACAATGATTTGTTTGTTAAACGGTATGCCACAGCTTTGTTAAAGAAGCAGTGGGGTCAGAACTTAATTAAGTACAACAACGTTCAGTTACCTGGCGGCATCACGCTTAACGGTAGAGAGTTATATACAGACGCACTAGCAGAAATTGAGAAAATCGAAAGCGAAGTTCTCAGTAAGTATGCAATTCCCCCTATGGATATGATCGGATAAAATGCCTACCAGTTCCTATTTTCCAACATACTATCAAGGTCACAGTGGCGAACAAGGTCTCGTTCAGGATCTTGTGGATGAGCAAATCAAACTGTTTGGTACAGATATTTACTATATCCCCAAGATAGTTCTACAAGACAGCACTCTGGATGAAGTTAGATACACTAAGTATCAAGAACAATTCCAAATTGAGATGTTGTTACAGAACGTCATGGGTTTTGGTGACAACTCTGAGTTCATCTCCAAGTTCGGTTTAAGAATTACAGACGAAATTATCTTCCGTGTGTCTACAAGACGTTGGGATGAAGAGGTAGCAGATCATAATCCCAATCTCACAGTAAGTTCTAGACCTAATGAAGGGGACTTACTGTACTTCCCATTAACACAAGACATTTACGAAATTAAATTTGTTGGTAAGGAAGAACCATTCTTCCAATTTGGTAAGATCCAATTCTATGCTATCACTGCTGAGATCTATGAGGTTGGTAGTGATGACTTTGATACTGGAATTACTGAGATTGATGCAATAGAACAACTCTTTGACAATGCAATCAAACTGGTAATGGATCCTGGTGGTGCAGGAGACTTTACTGTAGGGGAGGAAGTTGTTGGTGATGAGTTCTTAGCAAAAGCAACATCTGCTATTACAGGCGATGCTGTTTCAGGTATTACAATTTCAGATGGTGGAGCACATTACAAAGTTGCTACGCCACCATCAGTAACTATCACTGGAGGAGGAGGTACAGGTGCAACAGCGACTGCAACAGTTAGTAGCACT